AGGATCGAAAGGTGCTTTACATGGTCTTACAAAGTTTTCTATGGAAAACTGTCCACCAAACAGTTTTTTCTTAGAATATATAGCTAGACCACAAACTGCTGAGATATTTTTTGAAGACGTTTTAATGGCGTTGGTATTTTATGGAATGCCTATACTAGCAGAGAATAATAAACCACGTTTACTATATTATTTAAGAAGACGAGGTTACAGAGGTTTTAGTATGAATAGACCTGATAAAGTTTGGAACAAGCTGTCTACAGCTGAAAAAGAAGTAGGTGGTATACCAAACTCAAGTGAAGATGTAAAGCAAGCACATGCTGCAGCTATTGAAATGTATATACAAGATCATGTTGGTAGAAAACCCGATGATAGTTTTGGTGATTTATATTTCAATGAAACACTACAAGATTGGGCAAAATTTGATATTAACAATAGAACTAAATTTGATGCTGCTATTAGCTCAGGTTTAGCTATAATGGCTTGTAACAGACATTTATATAACCCAAACGCTAAAATAGAGAAACAAAAACTAAACATAAGCTTTGCTAGATATGATAACAAGAGCATGGCATCAAAATTAATAAAACAATAATATGGCTGAATCAGTTATAAAAGATTATTTCCCAAGTCAGGTTGCTAGCGACAAAGAAAAAGTTAGCGAAGAGTATGGCCTTAAGGTTGGGAAAGCTATCGAAGACGAGTGGTTTAAAAGAGACAATGCCTCTTATAGATTTGCTAGTCATCAAGATAGTTTTCACAAGCTAAGACTATATGCTAGAGGGGAGCAATCAATACAAAAGTATAAAGATGAATTGTCTATAAACGGTGATTTATCTTATCTTAATTTAGACTGGAAACCAGTGCCTATTATACCTAAGTTTGTGGATATAGTAGTTAATGGTATTGCAGAAAGAACATATGATATTAAAGCATATTCTCAAGATCCTTACGGAGTTAGTAAGAGAACTAAGTATATGGAAAAAATATTAAAAGATCTTAAAACTAAAGAATTAAACGATTTTGCTCAAGAAGCTTTTGGTGTAGATATACATTTAAGTAATAAAGAAACTTTACCAGATACAGAAGAAGAATTAAAGCTACACATGCAGCTTAATTACAAACAAGCTGTTGAGTTAGCTGAAGAACAAGCTATAAACACTTTATTAGATGGTAATAGGTATGAATTAACAAAGAAGAGATTTTATTATGATTTAACTACTATAGGTATCGCTGCTATAAAAAACAATTTTGATACCAGTAGCGGTGTTACAGTAGACTATGTTGATCCTGCTAATTTAGTTTATTCTTACACAGAAGATCCTTATTTTGATGATATATACTATGTTGGTGAGGTTAAAACTATTCCTATTAACGAACTAGTAAAACAATTTCCACATTTAAGCGTTGAAGACTTAAAAGAAGTTAATCAACAAGGGTATAAAAGAAGTGGTTATTATAACAAAAGTATACAAGGTGGTGGTGATGTAGACAAAAACCAAGTACAAGTACTTTATTTTAATTACAAAACTTTTGCTAAAGAAGTGTATAAAGTAAAAGAAACAGCTACTGGAGCTAGTAAAGTTATAGTCAAAGATGATACTTTTAATCCTTTAGAAAACGCTATTCTAGAAAATAGATTTGGTAAACTAGAAAAACAAATAGAAGTTTTATACGAAGGCGCTATGATTTTAGGTACTGATAAACTATTAAAATGGGAGTTAGCTAAAAACATGATGAGACCTAAAAGCGATTTTACTAAGGTTAAAATGAATTATAGCATCGTTGCTCCTAGAATGTATAAAGGTAAAATTGAATCTTTAGTTAGTAGAATAACTGGTTTTGCTGACATGATTCAGTTAACACATCTAAAACTTCAGCAAGTATTATCAAGAATGGTACCAGATGGTATTTATTTAGATGCTGACGGTCTTGCTGAAATAGATTTAGGTAACGGTACTAATTACAACCCACAAGAAGCGTTAAACATGTTCTTCCAAACAGGTTCTGTTATTGGTAGATCTATGACTGCTGATGGTGAGATGAACGCAGGAAAAATACCTGTTCAAGAAATACAATCTGGTAATGGTGGTGGTAAAATGCAATCATTAATCCAAACTTACAACTATTATCTGCAAATGATAAGAGATGTGACCGGTCTTAATGAAGCTAAAGACGCTAGTACACCTGATAAAAACGCTTTAGTTGGTGTGCAGAAATTAGCAGCAGCAAATAGTAATACAGCAACTAGACATATACTTCAAGCTGGTTTATTTTTAACAGCAGAATTATGTGAAGCTTTATCTCTTAGAATATCCGATATATTAGAGTATTCACCAACTGCAAACGCTTTTATACAGCAAATTGGTAATCATAACGTTGCTACATTAAAAGAAATGTCTGAGTTACATCTATATGACTTTGGTATATTTATTGAATTAGAACCAGACGAAGAAGAAAAACAATTGTTAGAAAACAACATACAGGCGGCTGTTGCTCAGCAAGGTATTGATCTAGAAGATGCTATTGATCTTAGGCAGATTAAAAACGTTAAGCTTGCTAATCAGTTATTAAAAATACGTAGAAAACAAAAACAAGAAAGAGATCAACAATTGCAACAGCAAAACATACAAGCTCAAGCACAAGCAAACGCAGAAGCTCAACAAGTTGCAGCTCAAGCGGAAGTCTCTAAAGCTCAACAACTAGCACAAACAGAAATACAAATAGAAGAAGCAAAAGCTAGATTTAAACAAGAGCAAATGGCTCAGGAAATGAAGTTAAAGAAAACCTTAATGGATCACGAGTTTCAATTGAATATGCAGTTGAAACAAATGGAAATGGAAACAATAAAATCAAAAGAAAAAGAAAAAGAAGATCGTAAAGATCAAAGAACAAAAATACAAGCTACTCAACAATCTGAACTTATAGATCAAAGAAATAATGGTAAAGCACCTAAAAACTTTGAATCTGCAGGTAATGATACTATGGGTGGTGGATTTAGTCTAGGTGGTTTTGACCCTAGATAATGTTTAATTATTATTATATTATATTATGGAAAACAATGAAAATAACTCAGAAGAGTTAAACGTAACCTCAGCGCCAGAAAATGTCGAAGAGGTGGTTAACGAACCTATTAAGGTTAAAAAACCAAAACAACTTGTACAAGAAGAACAAGAAGTATCAAAAGTAAACATCGATGTAAATCCTAACAAGATACCATCTCCTGGAGATGAACCTGTTAAAGTTGATTTAACTGAGGACAAAGAAGAGGTTGTTGAAGATGTAGTTGAAGAAAAAACAGAGGTAGAAGATACACCTGAAGAAAAAACAGAAGTAGAAGAAACACCTGTTGTACAAGAAATAACTGACGAAGAAGTTCAGGAAAAAGTAGAAGAAGTAGCAGAAGAAATTACCGAAGCTATCGAACAATCTGAAGAGTCAGGTAAAGAGTTACCAGAAAACATACAAAAAGTTGTAGACTTTATTGATGAAACTGGTGGTAGTTTAGAAGACTATGTTAGATTAAACCAAGATTATTCTGGTTTAGACGAACAACAGTTATTAAAAGAATACTACAAAAACACAAAGTCACATTTAACAGACGAAGAAATAAACTTTATTATACAAGAAGAGTTTATGGTTGACGAAGATGTTGATGATGACAAAGTAGCAAAAAGAAAAAAAATAGCACTTAAAGAGCAAGTTGCTAGTGCTAAAAGCCACTTGGACGGGCTAAAGTCCAAATACTATGAAGAGATCAAAGCTGGTTCAAAGCTCACAGGTGAGCAACAGAAAGCAGTGGAGTTCTTTAATAGATATAACAAGGAGTCTGAGGAAACTCAGAAAATAGCGGAAAAACAAAAATCCACTTTTCTACAGAAAACTGAACAAGTTTTCAACAATGATTTCAAAGGTTTTGACTATCAGGTTGGCGAAAAGAAATTTAGGTTCAACGTTAAGGATTCTGCTAAAGTTAAAGATAGCCAAAGCGACATTAACAATTTTGTCAAGAAGTTCTTGAACGATCAAAATGAAATGTCAGATGCTAAAGGTTATCATAAAAGCTTATTTACAGCAATGAATCCTGATGCTGTTGCAAAACACTTCTACGAACAAGGTAAAGCAGATGCTATAAAAGAAAGTGTCGCGAAATCTAAAAACGTAGATATGACACCACGACAACAACATGGAAATGTTATTGAAACCGGTGGATTAAAAGTGAGAGCAATAACAGGCGATGATTCATCTAGACTTCGAGTTAAAATGAGAAAATAAGTTTAACTAATTAAAATTAAAAATTATGCCTTTTAATTCATCAGGTGCGGCGTTAGCCCACCTAACTCCAAGACCAACGCAAACGCTTTGGGGAGACAATTACTTAAGTTTCGACTCCGCTTCAGGAGGTGGAACTTTCGCACAGCAGTTTTTACCTGAAATCTACGAGAAAGAAGTAGAAAGATACGGAAACAGAACAGTTTCTGGTTTCTTGAAAATGGTAGGAGCTGAAATGCCTTTACAATCTGATCAAGTTATTTGGTCTGAGCAAGGAAGAATACACGTAGCTTATGATGGTATTGCTAACGCAAACCAAGTAGAAGTTGCAGTTGCTGCAAACAATACTATTACTGTACCTTCTGGTCACTTAATTCAACTACACGATACAATTGTAATCGCAAAAGCAGGTCAGTCTAATAAATGTTTAGTAACTGCAGTAAATGCTAACGGTGTTGAAATCACTGTAGCTCCTTACGACATTGCTACTTTAGCTACTGGTTCTGCATACGCAAACAGTGATAACATTAAGTTATTCGTTTACGGTACTGAGTATAGAAAAGGATCTAGCGGAATCGCTGGTTCAATCGATGCTTCATTCACTCAGTTTAGCAACAGACCAATCATCATGAGAGACAGATACCAAGTTAATGGTTCTGATACTGCTCAAATCGGTTGGGTTGAAGTTACTTCTGAAAATGGTGCTGGTGGTTTCTTATGGTACTTAAAATCTGAGCACGAAGCTAGATTAAGATTTGAGGATCAAATGGAAATGGCTATGATTGAAGGTGAACTTGCTGGTTCTAGTTTTGCTGGTACTGGTAACTTTGCTGTTCAAGGTACTGAAGGTTTATTCGCTGCTTTAGAGTCTAGAGGATTAGTATATAACAATGCTGATTTCGATTCTATTGGAGCTGTAACTGGTTCATTAGCTAACAACTCAACTGTTATTAACACTGGTTTAACTGAGTTTGATACTATCTTACAAGAGTTAGACAAGCAAGGTGCTATTGAGGAAAACATGATGTTCTTAGACAGAGGAACTGCTCTATCTATTGATAACATGCTTGCTCAACAAAATGCAGCTTTTGGTGGTGGTGCTTCTTACGGAGTATTTAATAACGCTGAGGATATGGCGCTTAATTTAGGTTTCTCTGGTTTCAGAAGAGGTTCTTATGACTTCTACAAAACAGACTGGAAATACTTAAATGACTCTACGACTAGAGGTTTATTCGGAGATATCGAAGGTGTTATCGTTCCTGCTGGAACTTCAACAGTTTACGATCAGTCAATGGGTAAAAACATTTCAAGACCATTCTTACACGTTAGATACAGAAAATCTGAAGCTGATGACAGAAAGATGAAATCTTGGATTACTGGTTCTGTTGGTGGTAACTATACTAGTGACGCTGACGAAATGGTAGTTAACTTCTTAACTGAAAGATGTTTATGCGTTCAAGCAGCAAACAACTTTGTATTACTTAAGAATACAACTGCTTAATACTATTTTTAAAAGCACGGGGAGCTTCGGCTCCCTAGGCTTTTATTTTAACTTTTTAATTATATTATATCATGGAAAATAAAACACAAGCTCCTAAATGGGAGGTTAAAGATAGAACTTATGTTCTAAAAGGGAGTAAGACACCTATAGTCTGTAAAATACCATCTAGACATACATCAAGAAAACCTTTATTATGGTCTGACCCAGACAAAGGTTATCAAAGAGAATTAAGGTATGCAACAAATCAACCATCTCCTTTAGTTGATGAACAAAAAGGAGTTGCAACACTTGGTCACATAGTTTTTAGAAATGGTGCTTTAGTTGTAAAAGCTAAAGATCAAGCTTTACAAAAACTATTATCATTATACCACCCTCACAAAGGTGTTATATACGTAGAAAAAGACGAGGTTAAAAAAGCTGAAGTTGATTTAGATTGGATGGAGTTAGAAGTTGAAGCTTTAAACATAGCTGTTTCTTTAGATATAGATCAAGCTGAAGCTATAATGAGAGTAGAGAATGGATCTAAGGTATCTAAGATGAGTTCTAAGGAGATTAAAAGAGATGTTGTATTATTTGCTAAAGAAAATCCTCAATATTTCTTAGAATTATGTAACGATGATACTATCGAATTAAGAAACTTTGGTGTTAAAGCTGTTGAAGCAGGTATTATACAGTTATCTGCAGATCAACGAGTGTTTACCGCAGGTAAATCAAAACGTAAACTATTAACAGTTCCTTTTGACGAACACCCATATTCAGCGTTAGCTTCATGGTTTAAGACAGACGAAGGTATGGAAGTTTACAAATCACTAACAAAAAAAGTAAAATAATCACTTTGTAGTAGCAGTCGCTCTACGGGGCGATTGCAAACTACAATAAAAAAAAATTATGGTTAATATAGATACAGTATATCAAAGGGTTTTAGCAATAGCTAATAAAGAACAAAGAGGTTATATAACACCTCAAGAGTTTAATTTATTTGCTAACCAAGCTCAGATGGATATATTTGAACAGTATTTTTATGACTTAAAAGTTTTTCAACTAGGTCCGAGTAATGATTTAACTTACTCTGACATGGTTGATTTATTACAAGAAAAAATAGATATATTTGAAAAATATAGACAGCCAGTTTCTATGGCTAATAATGGTGTAGGTACATTACCTGATTATTACAGAATGGGTGAATTATACACTAATAAGTGTGGTAGTTGGGTTGAAATTGAAAAAATAAATCAAAACGAAATACACCACATACTAAACTCACCATTAACAAATCCCACTATAACTTATCCTGTTTACGTTAGAAACTCTGGAGCAACAGAAGTAAATAGAAATAGATTAATACAAATTTATCCAACAACTATAGGTTCAGATGACTCCGTTGTGTGTAACTATATAGCTAGACCAGCAACTGTTTCTTGGGGTTATACTATAGTAAATGATAAACCTTTATACAACTCTAACGCTTCTTACACCACTCATTTCGAGCTACACCCATCTGAAGAAACAGAGTTGATTATTAAAATACTAGAGCAAGCAGGTATATCAATAAAAGAACCAATGTTAGCAGAGTATGCTACTAAAGAAGAGCTTCAAAACATTCAACAAGAAAAATAATAAAATATGCCACTATTCACAGGAACACAAGAAGGTTATTATGAAGGTAGTGATGGTCAGTTTAATACAGCTGACGATCTAGCTACGTATGGTAATTATCAGTTCATAACATTACAAAATATCATAAACAATTTTATCATATCCTATGTAGGGCAAGAAAAATTAATAAGCAAGATTAAAAGAGCTGATGTAGCTTTTCATGCTCAAAGAGCAATACAAGAATTAAGTTACGATACTTTTAAGTCTGTTAAATCACAAGAAATAGAATTACCACCTAGTTTATTAATGGTTTTACCACATGATTATGTAAACTATGTTAAATTAACATGGACGGATAATTCAGGTATAGAACATGTTATATATCCAGCAATTAAAACTAGCAACCCTCAACAGATAGCTCAAGATGGAAATTTAAACTACACTTTTGATGACAATGGTAATCTTATTGATCCTTTAGTTTCAAGCACTTGGACAACATTTCAAAACAACACACCTGAATCTAACAGTAACCCAGGTCCAGATGAAGATACTGATTCTACTTTTGTAGAAGGTAGAAGATATGGTATAAGTCCTGAAAATGCACAATCAAACGGTGTTTTTTATATAGATCCTAGATATGGTAGAATACATTTTAGCTCTGATCTATCAGGCAAAACAATTACTTTAAAATATATATCTGATGGACTAGCAACAGATGCTGAAACCATAGTTCATAAGTTCGCTGATATAAAAAAGAAAAACGAGCTGCAATTAGAACAGCTAAACTAAGATTATCAAATATAAAATTAGAAGAGTTAACTCAAGTAATGAGAAACAAATCTAAACAAATAAAACACTAGACTATGCCAGAAGTAAAAAGAGTCTTTCAGGCAGGGAAAATGAACAAAGACCTTGACGAAAGGTTAGTCCCTAATGGAGAGTACAGAGACGCACTAAATATAGAAGTTGGTACATCAGAGGGTGGTGACGTTGGTACTGTACAAACTATAGCCGGTAATTCTCGTGTAACAACTTTAGGTATAGCTGGACAAAAATGTATTGGCGCTTTTGTTAACTATGCAACTGATAAGGTTTATTGGTTTATCAAAGGAACATCGGTGGATGCTATAGCTGAATGGGATCCTACAACTGAAACATTACACCCTGTGTTAGTAGATACTCAAGGTGTTATGCAGTTCTCTGTATACTGGAGAATGAATGGTATCAATATGATAGATGATTTAATGTTTTTTACTGATGGTGCTAAAGAACCAAAAGTTATAAACGTTGAGACATTTAAGCATGGTACCACAAGCTTTAGTCATCATACAAAGGTAAAAAACCAAGCAGGAACTTTAGTTGATTTTACTGAAGAAGATGTTGTTGTTATAAAGAAAGCACCTTTAACACCTCCAACGCTAACAATGTCAGATACGAAAAGATCTGGCCCAGTATCTACTACCTTTTCTCAAATGGGTTCACCTATAGTAAACAATAGTTTTACTATGACAGATTCTGGCGGTGATATAGTCCCAGTACCTACAACTACAAATCCTTTTAATATAACGGTTAATTCAAACAATATGGATTGGCAAGTTGGTGATCAACTGCTTGTATCTATATCTGGTGGTAGTGTAGATTTAGCTGAGGTTAGATTAAGAATTGTTCAAATATACACAACATCACCAAACGTTTTTAAAGTAACTATTGATTCTATATCAGAAGAGATCGAGCAGGGTATGCAAACATGGGAGATAGTTTTAGTAGAAGATAAACCTATGTTTGAGTTTAAGTTTCCAAGGTTTGCTTATAGATGGAAACATAGAGATGGTACGCATTCACCTATGGGACCGTTTTCTGAAATAGCTTTTTTACCTGAAAAGTTTGAGTACTTATCTAAAAAAGGTTATAACTTAGGTATGGTTAACAACTTAAGAAAGTTAGTTGTTAAAGATTTTATAGATGACAAATTATTACCTAAAGATGTTATAT